GTTTGTTCCATTTTTCTATTGAGTATATGTCTGTGATTGCTTCATTAAATTTATATTCGACTCTGCCTTTTTCTGACCAACAATGTTCAACATAGCGCACATCTTCTGCAAGGGTAACAAACACAGTCATGTTGTCCACGTTGTTGTAAAACATTCTAAGGTGTCTCTGATGAATCTCTATGTATCTGAATTTGCGATGCAAAAAGTAGTGCATCACGTTGTTGAATGGGTAATTCTCAAATCCTTCGCAGGACCAAGAAGTCTCTGATGAGTTGTTCTGCTGCATCTATTTCGGCTTGTGTGTGTCGGTGAATAAAAAGTTCACCTTTGAACTTATTTGGCACTCCTATGTAATAGAAGTTTGTTGCAGGAAAGCCAGTGAGGTAAGAATACCAAACTGCTTGAATGTGATTGAAATGCTTGACCATATCGGAAGCAAAGCTCCTAAGGTTAGTGCAGGAAGTTGTCTTGATGTCGGCGTTTATTTGAAACTCAGGGCAGTGAATATCGAGTATGCCTTTTGCCGCGATAAGCTCGCCATCAATTAAGATGTCCTTAATGAAGGTTATCTCCTTTGCTGACCTTTCGAAGATTACGCTGAGCATTGGATGCTTTGCTATGTGGTCGTAAACTGCCTTCGCGTTTTGCGGCATATCTTTTGGCTCGGTCTCAAGTAGGTTTCTGTGAAACTCTGCGCCTCTCTCAAGAGCACCAGCAGCAAATATTAAGCTGCCGCTGTAGTGCTTCTTGATAGATGATGCGTTGATTGCATTAATTGAATTGTAATGGTCGCGTGTCATAAGAGAAGGTCGGGGTTTTCGTAAATGTTACCAATAACTTCAATTATTTGAGAAAAAGGTTTGTCTGTTTTTTTAGGTGCATCTTCAATTGATTTTGCTAATGAAGCACCTATTTTTTTTGTTTTTGTCATAACATACCAATCATAACATGATACTTCATTATTCCACTCTACTCCAAAATAGGAACGTATGTATTCCGAACTTAAAATATCACCTTCATAAATCTCTTTTCCATTTTTGTCTATTAAGCCAGTGAATTGCATAAGGTCAATACCAATATCATCGGCATTTACCCATTCGCCCGATTCTTTATTTAAAATAGCATTACAGGTGTAATTTTGGTCATTTATGTCAGTATTGCCAACCAACACTTTGTAATTCATTTCTTTTTTAAATTTATCCCAAGCTCTAAACTTTATTTCTCTTTTCATACTGTCAGCTGTCTTTTGTCTACTGGAATGAATCCGCTGCCGTTTCCATGTACTACCTTTATAAAGTCAACCTCAACCTTTGCTGAGTTGATAATTACCTGAGCGATGTCTGCGATTGCTTTAGCTTTTTCAAGCTCCATATCGCCCTCTTTTACCATCTCGATTATCTCGAATAAGTGGTCTCTTAAATCTTCTATTTTATTGCGTGCCATAATTTGTTTAGTGCTTTAATTGATTCTTGTAATTCTATTGGGTATTTCGTTATTCTGTTGCGCTCCATGTTTTCAGTCATGGTTATTTTTTCAAGATTGTTTATATCGAAATTGCTCCTATTTTTATCTCGAAAAACAATCACTTCATTTCGATTTATCTTGCCGTATTCTTGCTCATAAAGATGGCGATGTAGCAGCACCCACTTGCGAGGTTCTGCAATCTTGATTGAAGTATAACCTTCTTCATCTATTCGAGTAGAACCAACTGGTCTGTGGTTTGGAGGAATTGTGCCCTTTTTAAATTGCGTTTGTTCGCCTCCAATTTGCAAACCTTTCATGCCTTTGTTCCAAGGAATATTACCTTTTGGGAAAAATGAAGCGGAGTTACCATTCTTAAGTCTACCGCTTGACTCTGTTGCAAGATACTCTGATGTCTTATGCAATCTTAGCAAGTTTGCTTTTCCGTAGCATTGTTTGACTGATTTACCTAACATGGCTGCAACATCTTTTGTGGAGCGGTGCGGATAGTGTTCTACCAGCACCGCTACTTGTTGCTCATTCCAAATCTCGCGGCTCATAATTAATTGGATAATTTAGCCCTTGTTTGCCGTTGTCGTTTGCTTCTTGAATTGCTTGTTTAGCTTTGTCGATTAGCTTCGCTTCTCTTGGCGGCATGATAGTGTCGAAGTATCTGTTCAGCTCATTGAACTGGTCGCAGATGTTGCTTAGGTAGGTCATCTTATTACTTGTGTTTTAACTTCGGTTAATTGAATGCCGCTTATGTATGCGGTGTTTGTTAGCTCCATAGCTTTTGGTAGCTTGCGCAGCAGCTCTGCAACATCGAACATCTCAGCGTGCATTATTGTCATAAGGGCAGTGCTCCAATCTACCTGACCAACTATCTCCGCTTTCTTTGATATGCGGATGTTTTTTGTGTGGTCGTTGTTTAATGTTGTTGTAGTCATCGCGTCTGTGAAGTGCGCCATGATATCGGCTACTGCTCCTGCGCCACTGTTCGCCAGTGCTTTCTTAGCTTCTTCTGCAATCTTCAAGTCTGCTTCTGCTTTGATGCGCTCAAGCTCGTTTGAGTATTGCACCATCAAGCTCTTACGCTGCTCGATAAAGTCTCTTAGCGGCTGCGTTGCTGCTTTTTCAATGTCCATTAGCTGCTTCTTAAATGTGTCAAGCGGTAAGGTTATTGTCTTGCGATGCATCTCGATATGCTTTATTGCATCGTTAACTGTCTTGATTGCTTCTGCACTTGCATCATAGCTAAACTTGTCTTCAATGCGTTGAGGCACTGCCTTCATCATTGCTTGAGATTTAAGCACCTCAGCAGAATTTATAGCGTTGTGAAAGTTGGTAAGATTTTCTATATTTGTCTCCATAATTGTTTAAGGGTTTGAACGGTTTTTAATTAGGGAGCGCAGCGATACGCTCCCTTTTTTTGTTTTAGAATGGTGAGCTGTCATCTTCTGCTTCGCCAAGAAAAGCCTCTTGCTCTGCTGGAGATGGAGCTGCTTTATACGGTGCGCTGATTCTCGCGATGTACTCATCGGAAATCTTGATTTTATCTTGAATGAAGTCAGGCAACTTTAAGAAGGTAACTTCATCGTGCTCTTGCGTGTTATACATCAAAGGCTCATTGATTGCAGGGGGGCAAACTAAGCCTTTAGGCAGCGGCGAAATTCCAATAATGTTAGCGTATGTCGCGTCCCCTTTTTCAACGTGGGTGATATTTAAAAGGCAAGCCTTGCCGATTAGTGAGAAGATGTCAAACTTTGCTGCTGTCTCATCAGGCATCTTCTTGCCTGCCCAAGATTCGATGTCGCGTCTAAGCACTGACTTGCTATTCATTGACAAGTTGTAGATTGCTCTTGCGTAGAAAGGCTTTAAGCCTTCGCCTGCGGTGAACTCAACAAGCTCGGTTGGTAGTTCAAATATCAATTGAACTTTGCGTTTTTTGCCTGGAAATTGCCCTTGTTGCATGGTAGTTCCTAAGTCAACGATTTGGTAACATCTTGCAGGAAATGCGCCTTCGGGCGCAATCTGACGGGAGGTGTTATTCCCGATGGGTGCTGTTAAAGCCATAGTGATTATTTATTTAGTGATTGATTAATTACAATTGAATCGAAGGCTATCATTGCCTCTTGAAATACTTTGCGATACTTGTGGTGAAATTCCGCTTTTGAGCTTGAAAAGTACAAGCGATTGCAATAAGGCAAGTCTTGTATATCTTCTTTGCTGTACTGCCTTACAACTGTGATTGCGTCAAGGTCGCATCTTTGAAAGATGCCTTGCTTGCAGCCGTCATCTATTATGCAAAGCAGTAAGTTCTGAAGGTGGTCGTACTGCCAAAACTGAGTACCGTCGTGTGATTTGAAATATGTTTTCATAGGGTTTGAGTTGTGGGCGGTAGTTAGCCGCCCTGATTGATTATTTAGAGTGATTAGTGATTACATTAAACCTTGTTCTTTTAATGCTTGCTTTACAATAGGTTTGCATTCTTCAAATGATTTGCCGCTTAAAAGCATTTCAATTTTAACCATTGTAATAAATAACTTAGTAGCTTGTTCGATTGTTAGTGAGTTGTTCATAGTGTGAAAGAGTAAATGAGTGAATAATTATAGGGCAAATATACAGCTATATTTTAAATACGCAATACATAAACAAAAATAAATGCAAAGTTTTTTCACCTCGCAAAGCAAGTGCTTGATTATCAGCGTATTTATTTTTTGCTTATTGCGCAGCTTTCGCCACTCCGAAGCCGATTAAAGCTCCAACTCCTAACTTGAAAGCGGTGGTTTGATACCACTTTTTCTCCTGCTTTATGTAGATGTTATTCATTCCAGTAATCTGCATTGATGGATTATCTATGCGCATACGTATCACTTTATCCTTGCGCTTAAATAAACCTTTGCGAATTGTATCACCAACTGCATAGGTGAAATCTGCATTCATTATCAGCGAGTCAATCTGCAAGCTGCCTTTATTTGTCAGCGATCCACCAATCACCCAAAACTTCTCAGCCTTGTAAAACTTTAAAGGCAAGCGAAGATGCGGATGGCGGTCAATGATAACAGTATCGCCAAGTTGAATCTCAGTTTTGTAAACGGTGCGCGTTTTAAACTTCACCACCTCAACTGGATTCTCCAATTGCAATTCGAGTGCAGCAATCTGCTTTGCCTGCATTGCTTCTTTAGAGCCGCTCTGCGCTATTATCTTGCGCTGTGTTGCAATAACTGTGCTGTCAGCAAATCGAGTTGATTTAAACTCACATGGCGCAGGCTGAGTTGCGCAAGTTCTAATTAGTAGCAGCACGAGCACTAAGCACGTTGCGAGGAGAATCTTGTTGAAGTCCATTTTTTATCAGTTTAAATAGTTGCTTTTTAAATTTGCCAACTGCACGCTTGTTAATCACTTCATGCTCTAAGATATTCAGAGCAACGCAAACGGGCATATAATTTTCAATAACGTGCAGCGATGTCATTACTACCAATCGCTCGTCTAATTCTTGTGCGGTCATATTTCTCGTGATGCTTTTCGTACTAAATTTTTAATCGCGTCATCTAACTTCAACACGCAGGAATCTACCATATCAAGCAGCGCAAGTTGCTCTGTCTCCGATGGTGTATCTCTTAGCATTTTAGTTAATGAATTGATGCTTGCAAATGGTTGTCTAATCTCGTGGCTAAGCATAAATCGAAACTCCTCAAGGAGCGCGCGCTGCCTTTGATATTCGTGTGCGGTAATACTTGTAACATCGACAAGCTGCACCCCTAAAAAGGTGATGCGGTCTCCGATAGCAAAGCAGTTCCAAATATTGTAGCGATGGCTTAAGTTCTTGTGCTTGGTCCGAGCATAGACTCTAACTGGCTCAGGAGATTGGCTGATGGCTTTTTTAATCGCATCAATAAAGTCCTCTTTGTCGGAGTCAATATCTACTATGTCTGTTATTTTCTTAGGTTGAATGTGGCTCGCGTAGCTTTTAAATAAGCTATTGTTCGTTATTATGTTAGCTTCCAAATCGGTTACAACATAAAACAAATCAAGGTTATTCTCTAAGATGAATAAGAGAGACATTGTCGAAGCTCGTTATAAAGTTTCCCCCATGATGCAAGCGAATTGTATAACCAATAAGCGGTCAGCAAGATAGTAAATGAAAATAACATTCCCATAACTGGAGCATCAATATTTTTCTCGTGCTTTATAACAGTCTTTGGCTTGACCTCGATTCTCTGATATGGCTTAGGATGCACCAAGAATGGTGAGCTGCTTGGCTTTATTGTATCGCTTGCGTAAACATCATGAATCATAGGCTGTTCGGTATGTGGTATAATATAGCTTTCGTGCGCAAGCTCGTAGGTTTGCCCCCATTGGTCGACTGCGTACTCCTTGCCAAAGATAGTGAACTTTTCAACTGGCTCGCCATAGTGCCATACTTCATAATGCGTGTGCATCTTGCAGCCTTTACCAAGTATGCAAGTGTTGCTCAGTGTTACGATTGTATCAGTTCTTTCAGTTATCATCGGTCTTAGCTTTTGGAATGTATCCTGCGGCAATCATCGCTGCAACAATTGCTGCGAGCGTTTCGGTTGAAATCTGCTTAAATATCAGGGCAAAGACGCTTGCTAAAATTACCATTGAGCCTATTGTTGACCGCCAATGTTTAACTACTATGTCCAATACTTGCCGAGATTTGCTGATTTTTCGCCTCATGGCTATTATACGCTTTTGCTGAAATAAAGTTCAGCCTCCATGCGCCTGCGTTTCACTAATCCGTTGACCTTTTTGCCGCCTGCATTTACCCACTTATCAAACTCGCGGCTAATTGTTATGTCGGCAGGATTTGCTTTGACCTTACTTAGCAGCGTTGACTTAGCAAGCGCACCAGTTCCAAGATTAAAAGCAAAAGACACCAACGCATCAAACTGATTTTGGTTGACTGCGACTGTGTTAAGTAATGCGTTAACATTCTGCTCGAAGTCGCGCACTGTTTTACGCAGTAGTACCTCAGCCTGCTCTTTGGTAATCTTATCGCCCATCTTAACCTTTTGGTCATTTGCATAATAGGTGCTGCCGTAGCCGATTGTCGGCACGTTTGCGCTGCAAAGGTAAGCATTGAGCGACAAGCCTTCAAAAGATTTTATTAAGTCAAGACCTTTGGTGCTAACTGATTTCATATTGGAAGATGGCATAAAAAGCAAAAGTGCCAGTTAGTGTTGTATCTTCTGACAATAGATGTATTACATTTTCTTTCACTCCTCCATTAATTTGTTGAGAAACAAATATCGAACTTACATTTCCGCCACCCGTAGTACTTGCTGTTGCAAATGGATATGTAAACTCGAAGCTCCCATCAGTTGCTGCGCTAAAATCAAAAGTGATATCAACATTAATGTAACCCGTTACAATGTTTCCTACTCTTTGATATGTCGCTGATGTTAATGTTGCCGCTGTGATAGTTCCTAAAAAGTCACTAAATGTCGGAGTCCAACTTCCGCTTGTTGCAAATTTATCTACCTCAATCTTTTTGGTTGTTCCTGCTGCCGATTCTGATGTATCAGATACATCAACAATTACAAGTACATCTGCTGCATCTGCTGATGCGAGAACTGGTAAGTCAGTTATTTTTATTCCTGCCATGAT